GATCATGCGAAAGCCTGATTCATTGGCACAGTGGCAAGAGTTCCCCCTAGTGCAATCCTGAATTCTCCGACCATCAAAACGTGCGCAACTGGTCATTGGCGCTCCCGGTCGATGGCGGCGTCAAGCCTATCGCAAGCGACTCCGTCGATCCGTAACTCAGCCATGCGGCTTTCGGTGTCAGTCCGTGGCGTCATGCTCATATCCACCCCCTCAGTTTTGCTACGGCCTCTGCATAATCCAGAGCTTGCAAGATTTCACTGCGATCTGGCTTATTGGCCCAATACGTGCGACCTTCCTCAATGGAGAAGTCGCGGCACCCGACGCAAACACGCAAGCCGCTATCGGTGTTTACCGCCCACGCTTGCCAGTTGTCGGGCTGGCCTAGCAGGATAATATTGCTGCCGCGCAAGTCGCTACCGCTCAAGTTGCTGCTGCGCAAGTTGCTGCTGCTCAAATTGCTGTTGCGCAAGTTGCTGCAGCGCAAGTTGCTGTAGCTTAAGTCGCTACCGCTCAAGTTGCTACCACTTAAGTCGCTGCCGCTCAAGTCGCTGTAGCTTAAGTCGCTGTAGCTTAAGTTGCTACCGCTCAAGTTGCTGCAGCGCAAATTGCTGCAGCGTAAGTCGCTGTAGCTCAAGTTGCTGTTGGCCTTAATAGCCGCCTCCAAACAAAGTTTTAAGCTGTCCGTTTCGAGCGCGAATAGGACTTGTCCTGAAAAGCGATGCTTGATCTCAAATTTCATGTCGCTACCCTGCGAACGGTTTCCCGTAAAGTTGTTTGCTTACCTGGTCCTCGAACTGCGCGCGGGCGCTCACGGCAGCCTCGCCAACAAGGATCGAAGCCGCGAGCGCGACTTGAAGCGGTACGACTCCATTTCCGCTCGCGCGCAACTGAGTGCGCCTGGATTCGTCCACCACCACGGCCAGCCCATCAACTTGTTCGTGAACGCCGGGTTCAGCCTCCTTCTCGACGACAAATCCGGTCGCGTCTTTTCCAGGTTTCGCACTGCGGACTCACGCCGACACCTTTTCGGCTATCGCCTTCCAGCGCGCATGTAGCTCCGCGCCGATGCCTTTCCTTTGCGCGCTCGAGAGGCTGCCCCACCATGCGGCGTACTTCTCAGTCCCGCACTCGGCCCATTCCTGCCCCTTGATGAGCAGGGCGTCGTCAACGGAGGGCGAGCCGGTGGACGTGCCCGAGGAGGAAGGCTCGGGACTCAGGGAGGAGTGTCCACCGGCTGCCCATTCTGCGACGCGCTTGCCGCACGCCTCTGTGATCGGTTCGTCGAGCGGGAACAGCGCGCGGTGCTGCTCCTGCAGCTTGATCGGGTGCGGGATTCCAGGGTTCGACGCGAGCAGCAGGAAAGAGCAGGTCGCCTCGAACGGCAGGTTCTTGTCGCAAATCGGAATCCATCCGTCCTTTCCGGTAAGCGATTGCTTGGCGCGGACAACTGTTTTCATTTTTCCTTCGTGGTCGCGCTCCTTGACCATTTCGATTTTTTCCTCCGCGCGCAGGCAAAGGATAAGGTGCGCCTTCAGTTGCAGCAGTTTGGACACCATCTTCTTGTGCTGGCGCTTGGGCTTGATCCACGACGACATTTTCACCGCTTCGCGCTTCTTCCAGTCGTCGCCCGCCATGCGGTCTAGTTCCGCTTCCTGCATGTCTAGCATCCCGCCGTCGCCCGCCCAGACGTGCGAGCCGGAGTCAACGACGATGACCGGATAACCGGCCTTGTCCGCCGCTACGATGGCCTCGGCGTAGCTGTCTGGCGTAAAGGGCTCGCGCAGCTCGGCGTGATCGAACCGGAACCGGTCCGCGTAGTGCAGCGCGCGACGGTTCTCGGTGTCGATTACGGCAAATGGCTTGCCATCGGAAATTCCGCTTGCAAGGCGCATCGCGGTGAAAGTTTTCCCACCCCCTGTTCCGCCGATCAGGTTGATCCACAGACCGACGTTTTCTCGTTTGGCCGGTCGAAAGCTGAACGCGCTCATGGCTCCATCGCCTCCGCTAGTTGTTCATCGGAAATCATCGCCTGCTCCGCGCGCGAGCGATACCAGTCGGGTGGCTCCAAGTGCGCGATGCGCGCCGAGTAGCCGGGCCAGTAGTTGCGCGTCGTGTAGTCCTTCCAGAGCTGGATCGCGTAGTCCGCCTGCCGGTCGCCAATTTCGCGCATCGCGGGGTCGAAGGCAACGAGCGAGCAGGCGTAGGGCGGCTCTTTTTCTTGCAGCAGGAACACGAACGCGGGCTCGCGCCCGCGCACAGCCTTGATCCCGCGCCGGTAGAACGCCTCCTGCATCGTGTACCCGAAGCCCACCGCCATGCCGAGGAACGCGGCAGGGTTCGCGCTGGTAGTAGTTTTGTAATCCAGGCAGATCGACGCATCGTCGGTCAGCCAGTCCGGCGTCGCGCGGCAGCGGTGCGCGCCCTCCTGCCAGTAGATCGACTTCTCCGCAACGCCGTGCGCGAAGATCCCAGCAAGCTCAGAGGCCGCGACGTACTCCTGCGCCGCCCGCGCCATCGCGCGGACCTTGTGAACCTGGCGTGCGAGCATCGGCATTTTCTTCTCGGCCCGCGCCTTCTCGCGCAGTTCCTTCGCGTCCTTCTTGCGCCAATCGTCCGCCTCTACGATGCAGAATCGGCTCTCGTCTCCTTCCAGCAGGAGTGCGTGCGCGGCGCGTCCGTAATCGAACTCCGCGCTTTCCTCCTGCCGGTACTGGGGGTTTAGCCTGGGATGGGCCGTGTAAGCGTGCAGCCCGCTTTTGGTGACGAGCAGGTGCGCGATGGAGGCCGAAAGAGCAGGTACGCCATCGGCGTCCGCGCTGCCGCGCTGCGCGGTCATGATGCGGCCTCCTTGATCCCGCGCAACACTTCGCGCGCCTTGGCGGTAATCCCGAGCGTCGCTCCGGCCTTTCTGAATTGACGCACGGCGCGCCTGAGCGGATACGGCTCGCCGCGCCGCAGCAGCGGCGTAAAGCCGCGTTCCTCGGCCTTTTCCATCTTCACCACGCGCACCGGGGGCGCGATCATCAAGCAGTGCAGTTTCGTTCTGCCGCGCTTGAAGAGCAGCACGGCCTTGGAGTTCGCATCGCGGTAAAGTTCGGCGTTCATGACTTCCTCCTCAGCGCATCGCGCAGCATGACTTCTGGTCGCTCCAGCGTCGCAATGCGCGACCGGATGCGACGCAATTCGATGATGAGCAGATCGAACCTGCGCTTATGATCGTCCATCAGCGCCTCTACGTGCGCGGCTTCCTCGGTGAGCATCCAGTCGCGGAACTTCAGGCGCAGGAGCGTGATGGCGCGGATCACGGCGCGGCCTCTCTTTCACGCTGTTCCTCGGCCTTGTATTGCGCCTGCTCCTGCGCGAGCCATTCGCCATAGGCGCGTTCGACACCTTGCTCTGTCAAGGTGCGCGGGTCAGCGTTGCGATAGCCGAGCGGCCCGATTTCTTTTTCTTGCGGGCTGAAGTTAGGCAGCCAGCGAATGAACGCCTCTGCGCGTTCAAGAGCACAAATCTCTCTGTTGCCGTAGAACACTGGCCCGAATGCCCAATCTGAAGTCGAGCAGTAAAGCGCGGCGTGATCTTGGCGAGCGTCGTAGAGTATTCGCAGGCCCATTATTCAGCCTCCCACTCAAGCGGCCAGCCCTCGCCGTCGTCAAGCTGCTGCTGGCGGTAGTCGTCGTAGGCGTCATCCGTGTCGCGGTCGATGTCCTCGAGAGAAGGCATACGCGAAGGCTCCGGCAGGTGCATCGGTTCGTTCCAGCGCGGGCGGCGGCGGTCGCGGCTCATTCGCCAAGCTCGCGAATCGGACTGCGGCAGCGGCGTCGCTGGCTTGATGGGCGAGGTCATGCGAACCTCCAGTAGCCATAGACGCAGCGTTGCGGCGAGTAAATCCAGTTACCGCCATCGGCATGACGCCATGCGCCTTTCGGCAGCGTCGCAGGGTCAGCGTTGATCGGGTAGATGATTGATGTGCGCTTGGCTGGATTGTGGGTATCGTGAATCACGCCGTTAATGACAGCGGTGTAGTGCCGCGACACAGCGACAACAAGCCTGCCGCTAGGAAGTTCGTCGGCGCGAAGATGAACCTTGCAGCCAGAGCCGATCTGCATGGTCGGCGTCCAAGTGAAACCGAGTGAGGCCATGTAGTCCTTGAACGCCTTGCGGTTCGTGTAGACGCCGCTGCGGGCACTAGCGCGGACTTTTTTACGGCGCTTTGACGCACGTCGACCGCCCTCGATTGCGGAGAGCGCAGCGTAGACCTCTGCGTAAGGCTTGCCGCTCGCTATTGCCACAGCACGCGCTACGCAATCGCCTGCGCGCCCCTTG